GCACTTTCAGAAGATGTTGAAGTCAGAGAGGTTCAATTCAAAGATGGACTTCTTACCGTTAAGTTGGGTAAAGTAGTGCCAGAACATCATGCAAGAAAAGAGTACCTCTAATTACGAACACCCTAATTTTTATAAAAGTCCCATGGGTGTGGTGTATGAGAAAAAACCAAAGAAAACATATCCACACCTCTACGGAGTATTCTTACTAGACTCACATAATACGAGTTGGTTTTGGGTACGAAAAGATGGGACTTGTTATTGGGAACATACTCGTAAAGATAAAGATATGGTTACTGAAGATGCAGATAACTTACAATTAGATATCTTCGGTGAACCAATATTATCAAAAGAGTTCATTATGAAAGCAATACTATAGGGATCTTGACGATCCCTTTTTTTATGT